CACGTTTCGTGTTTTCTAAGAGAGAAACGTCCGGCCTCACGCTCGGATCTGAACTTTCAAAGAAGGAAACATGGAATGGTCTATAAGAGAATCTATTTTAGATTCCCTAAAGACAATGTCTTTTGATCGACCTTTGTAATGCTTATTCAGTTCCCATAGGGACAGAATTTCATCATCACCAGGAAGAAGTTCGATATGTTCAAACTTCTCCCGAAGATAGGTCAATCTATTGATTGTGCGAACAAAAGCTTTTGGACGATCTGATTTATCAGATCTCTTAACCAGGGAAACTCTCAATGAGTACTCGGCCAGCTTATTGCTTGCATAATCTAATAACGACGTTAAGCCATGGGTGCGTTTAAACAGATCTTTCTGTTTCTCAACCTCACCATAACTACTCTCCTCAGTTGGAGGAAAGAACGTTGATAAATCATATATAAAATCATGATCGTCTACAATCTCATCTGAGAAGGGTAGATCTGAAAAACATGATGATATAATATCACGAAAGGATTGCAAGTCTTCATCATCACTTGATTGTGTGGGATCCCACATTATCAGGAATGCTTCGACGCTATCCAAAAGTCTAAGACCCTTAATGACCCGTTTATCGGGATCAGAAATCTTCTTAGTATAATCATACAATACGCCCATAGGGTGGCAAATTCCTCCAAGTGAGGTCGGCAATCCAACGGGTATATTGTGTTTCTTGATGCGATTAATCCATGATGGCTTCTTAGCAATCATGCTTTCCGCAACTTGAACAACTAATGCATGTTTTTCTGAAAATTCAGGCTTAAACATGTAGTATTTCGCATACTTGGTGATGAGACTAAACTTTGATACAATAAGATCTTCGTATTTGTCATCACCCGATGCTTGATAAGCACGTGATTTGATTGAGTCAATAAAGACCCAATTTCTCTTCACAGGGCAGAAAAGGGCCGTCTCTTCTGTAAAGGTTGCATACCTTTTAGAATCATACCAAGTATTTTCACTTGGCAAGAGGCCACACATACGGTACAATATCCTGAGAGCATTACTACAGGATGTTGGACCAAAAACAATGGAATCATCACCACCCGATGTTGAAAGTCGATTGACTCCAGGCTCGATGTGATCAAGAAATTCCTGAAGGAATTCCTTATTTTCCATTATATACGCATCAGCGTCCTCATTATTCATCCGTTTTGGAAGATAATCTGGAAGCCTAAATGCGAGCTGAGGTCCCAGTGTGCGGATTATTCCCGACATCACGTTGAGATAAACACCACAAAGGCCTTCGCCCATCATCATTCCAGAGGAATGACTCACTTCCCTGCCATCTTCGAATATGAATTTTCGCTCAGAAAGAGCCAATTTAAACGAAAATGTAAGGAATGACCAATAAGGATGGCGGATCCCAAAAAGGAATCCATCCATCATATTTGTAATGGTCAATCTTGATCCACAATCGGTCGCATTTGACAGATCAACGGAGCAACAGACCGTCATATAAAGCCCGTAAAGCTGGCTTTTTCCTTTAAGGAAACTCCAAAGCTTATTAGGGTTTACCATGCCTATATTAAACTCAGTGTTCGAATGAAGCATTGGGTCTATTAGGCCTCTAGCAACCTGACCAACCAGTGCCACGCACAGTTCGGTTATGGTGATAATCCGGTACTTGTACCCTTCCTCACGAAGGCACACGACCCGGCATTTAGCTCTATCAAAATAGCTGCTGAAGGACAATGCGCACTCAGCATCTGGGGACATCGTGGAACAATCCACTTCGTCTTTGATAGAAAATTCTGCTATACCCTCGGTACGCAGAGTATAGATGGCCCAGAACAGTCCGATCATTCCGATTCGACCGTCAACAGGAGCCACACTTAAACTATCTGGACCAACATATAGAACCTCCCATATGGGGGTATCTAAGTTCCAGATTGTTGATGAATGAATAACCACATTACCAGTGGTATCATAAAGATCACAGGCGTCAGGGATTTCCTCGAAAAGTGACGACATAGGTCGGAACAAGAAGTCATCAATGACGTTTGTAATAAAGTCCATCATCTTTCCTTTCTTCTTACTGGAGAAATCGAGAGACGCATGTTCAGTTAAAGTAATGGAAGTACGACCTGTGGATCTGTACGTAGGGAAGTTGCTGTTAGCAAATCTCTCAGCAACACCCTTCCATTCAAATTCGATTCCAAGCTCATGAGAAACATGTGCGCAGAAATCATCAATTGGACCACCGATATCGTATGGATCACCAGATGGTGAACATAGAAGTCTTTTGAAGTGGGACATATCAACAATGGGAATTCTGTCTTCGACAGAAGATTCACATTCCAGACCCTTCAGGAAACACGTGTCCGTCAGAAAAGGCGGTATCATCCTGTTACCTTGGTGTCTAATTAAGTGACCAAATGTAAAGATAGACGCCGAACACATAGTATTCGACGCATGTCTAAACCATGAATTCTTCATGGTCTTACATCCAGGCACATGACGATCAATAGGTGCAGTACGTGTGTAATCCTCATCAGAGAGTATTATCCTCACGCATTGTTGCCACTTCTTGATCATATCACAAGTTGAATCCATGCCGTGCTTAACATAGCGCTGACATATGATATCTCTTGTCATTAAAATGGTGGCTCTATTGCAACCAGAGACACGTAGGGCACAATAAAATGGAAACCATATGGTATCCAATTTATCATCTCCCGACGTAGAATCTAGTGGAATATTATGTCCGTCTTTCAGTATTGTAAATGAGAGTACTCTAGCGTTCCATACAGATGGTCCCGAAGGCGACCTGATTTTCGCAGACTTCACGCACTTAACGTCATGGACGGATTTGCCTCGAATGATCATGTCTGGGCCACTTCCGTAACATACGAAAGGGACTTTGACAGGCGCACCCGTGACCTTTTTCCCATATTGGGATGGACTGGTCTGACCATATCGATCTCCATAAGACAA